AGAAGAAGTAAAAGAGGTCGAAAAGAAATTTAACACTCTTTATCAAAAAGAAATTAAAAAGTATTCAGATAAAGAAATAAAACAAAACAATGATTTTAATGATTTTAATAGAATTTATAATATGTTACTTCATTTTCTCAGTTTGCCTATTCGAGAAATTCAAGATTTGACATGGGAAAAACAAACTGATACTGAACTTGTTGATTTCATGAATAATGCAGAAGAACAATGGAAACAAAAAAATCAAGACAAAGAACAATATATCCGTGTCGATGAAAACAATGATGAAATTATCAAGAAAATTGGAGATTATTATTGGGTAGATTTAGAAAGAGCATATTGTCCCAAAGAAGGTAAAGCTATGGGGCATTGTGGCAATTCTCCTAGACAAAGCACTGGTGACAACATTTATAGTTTGAGAAAATTAATTAAAGTTGGTGATGAAAAATATTGGCACCCATTTGTCACTGTCACTGTAGACGAACATGGTATGGTGTGGGAAGTAAAAGGAAGGGGTAATGATAAACCAGCAGAAAAATATATCCCTTATGTTGTTGAACTTTTTAAAATGAAAAAATACATTAAAGGCCAACGTACTGGTGTTGGATATATGCCAGAAAACAACTTGGTATTTGATAGAGATTTTACTGAGGAACAAAAGGAAGAAATTAGAGACGCTAATCCTAATTTTAAAATGGAAGAATTAGAACCTCTTATTCTTGAATTAGATGAATATGAAACTGCTTATTATATATTAGCACCAGATAATTTTGATGTTTATGGAGGTTTTAATAGACAGCCAACTGATGAAGAATGGGAATATGGGTTAGATTATAAAACCAAATACAACATTAGAAGTTATAATAGATTGATGGAATATGGGTTTGATGTATACAAAGAACGGCCAAAAAGCGCAAAAGAAAATATTGATGATTTTGTTAAGTTTTTTGAAAATCCACAGAATGCAGAAGATAAAGAAACAGCTAAAGAAGCAGTTTATGGTTTTTATGAAGACTTAGAAAGTTTATTCGATGATCTTTATTTAGAAAATGAGGAATATTATGTTGATAAGTTAGACAATGAAGAAGATTATGATGATCAAGAAGAATATAACGAAGCATATAATGAGGCAATAGAAGAAGCTTACCTTGAAGCGTTAAATGATTTAGAAAATAAAGAAGAATGGGAATTCGCTGAAAACTTTTTTGACACATTTGAACCTAATTTTGTTGGGTTTTATGTTACTAAGATGCAAAACGAAGAAGAAATTGCTAAAAGAGATGCGTTTATGACTAAGTATTTAAGAGAAAAATACAAAGGGAATAAAGCATCTCAATTAGATGATGAAGAAACAGGACAACTTAGTTTCAATTTTGAGTCTTGGAATAAATTAATTTAAATTACAAGGTAATATAATGAGTGATAAAATTAAATATTATCGTGGAAATCCTAATCTTTTACAAGGTGGCGAAGAACAAGAATATACTGAGGAACAAATTCAAGAAATTTTAAGATGTAAAGATGACTATGAATATTTTATTTATAAGTATGTTAGAATAAAAACCAAGAAAGGTTTAGAGAAACCAGAGATAAGAAATTATCAACAAAGGATATTAGGAAGTATTTATAAAAAAAATAGATTGTTAATTATGGCAGGTAGACAATGTGGAAAATCATTGTCTACTGCCATGTATATTGCTTGGTATATTTGTTTTCATGATTATAAAACTGTTGGAATTGTAGCTAACAAAGAAAAAGTTGCTAAATTAATGCTTGCGAGTGTGAAGAATATTTTTGTTAATCTTCCTTTGTTTTTAAAACCTGGGGTTGAACAATGGGGAACAACTGAAATTAAATTAGATAATAATTCTGTTGTAACAGTGAGTGCTTGTTCTGCTGATGCTCTTACTGGTTACACTCTTAATTTACTAGTAGTAGATGAAGTATCAAAGATACCAAAGAACAAAGCAAATGATTTTTTTGATTCTGTTTTGCCTACAGTTGAAGCAGACGAAAATGCTAAAATAATTTGTATTTCTTGTGTGACAAAAGACACATTTGTTTTCACTGATAAGGGGCTTAGAAAAATTAGTAATTTTGTCAATGAAGAAAAAACTTTGGGTTATCAAGTTGAAAATTACAAAGTATTGGGGAAAGATAAATTAAGAGATGGTAATACATTTTATAATAGTGGAAAAGCTAAAACAAAGATAATTGAAACTTCTTTTTCTAAATTAGAGTGTACCGAAAAACATAAATTATGGGCTAATAAAAATGGACATTTTGGTTGGTATGAAGCTAAAGATTTAAATGTAGGGGATCATGTTGCTATTCAATATGGGAATAAAATATTTGGAAATGATGACTCTATCCCTGATGGATGGAAAAATGTTGGTTATTGTACTAACAAATTAAATTTTGGTTCTTATGTTACAGAAGAATTATCTTATTTTTTTGGATTATTTTTAGCTGAAGGTTATGGTAGAAAGAAAAATAATCAAATAACCATTTCTTGTGGTGATGATATTTCACACGTTTTTAACAATCTGAAAATACCATTTTATAAAAATAAAGACAATACTCATTATTCTATTAGTTCTAAATCTTTTTTCAGACTGCTGGAAGATTTTGGTTTTGATTTTTCATTGAAGGCGAAAAATAAAATTATTCCAGATAAAGTTCTATCTATGTCAGAGAAAAACATTAAAATGTTTTTGAGGGGATTTTTTGATGGAAATGGAACTTCTCATAAAAATAAAGGAGTGGTTTCTTGTGTATCAGCTTCCAAAGAATTAATTGATCAAGTGAAAATGCTTTTGTTAAATTTCGGTATAATGACTAATTATTTTACAGGAATAACCCCAAGAACTAAAAAAGTTATGGTTGAATCTGTCTATCATAGAATAGAAATGGACAAGAACAATTCTAAACTTTTTTATGACACAATAGGTTTTGGTTTTGAAAGAAAACAAAAAAATAGGTTAGTATTAGACCACGAATTTAAAAGAAACTCTCATGATATTATACCTTTCTCTGGAATAAAGATAAAAGAATTTAAGAAGATAAACAAAACAGTAGATAAGTTTTTTTCTTATAATGGAAATGGTGTTAGTTCATCTAATGTTCATCTTTCCAGACATACTTTGTTGCGGTTTAAAGATCAAGTTAAATCTTTAGAAATTAAAGAAATAGACGATTATTTTGAAAATATTCAAAATAATATAAAATGGTTGAAGATAAAAAACATCACTGATAGTGAAAATTTTACTTATGATTTTTCATTAGATCACAATGAAGAAGATTTTTGGTGTCACAGTGTTTTATATAATGGAATATTAGGACACCAAACCCCAAAGGGACTAAACATTTGGTACAAGATGTGGACTGAGGCAGAACAAGGCTTATCAGGTTATGATACTGTTAGAGTGGAATGGTATGAACCTCCAGGTAGGGATGAAGAATGGCGCAAAAAAAAGATTGCAGAAAAAGGATTAGAATATTTTGAACAGGAGTATGGTATATCGTTTCTTGGTTCTGCTGGTACTCTTCTAAAAACTCATATTTTACAATCTCTTCCAGTTAAAAGACCAATTAAAATTGATCTTGATGGTTGTCTTAAAATTTATGATTTACCAAAAAAAGACAAGTCTTATGTAGCAATTGTGGATGTTTCAGAAGGACTAGGAAAAGACTATTCAACTATTCAAATATTAGATGTGACACTAAAACCATATAAACAAGTTTGTGTTTATAGAAATAATAATATTAAACCTTTATTTTTTCATGATGTGATAAATAACATAGGAAAACATTATAATAATGCTTTAGTGATTATTGAAAATAATAGTATTGGTATGGAAGTATTAAATAATCTAAATTATATGTCTGAGTATGAGAACATATTTTATGATGTGGATTTTGGTATCAGAACAACTAAAAAAACCAAATCATTGGGTTGTTCAAACTTTTCCTTTTTGATGGATCAAAGAACATTTGATATTTGTGATTATGATACAATTCAAGAATTGTCTAGATTTGTTCGTAAGGGGAATAGTTATGCTGCTCAAGATGTAGGGGATACAGATGATTTGGTAACTCCATTTATTATGTTTTCTTATTTCTTATTCATGGATGATTATAGAGAAAATTGGTTAGAGAATGTTAAAATAGAAAAACCAGAAACCATAGAAGAACTTTTAGTGTCTTTGTTTATTGATGATGGTATAGATGATTAAATAGATAAATAACTATAAATAAACAATTCAAGGAGAACATTGTAATGAAAAAATTCACCACACTCTTGACTGAGGCAGATGAACAACCAGAACAAAAAGTAGATGCACAAGCTGAAATACGCATGACTTTTAATCGGTTTAGAACTAATATGATTAAATTCATTCGTGTTCTTCGTGGTACTGCTTTACCAAACATTGATAATCAATCTGATTTTAAAAGTATTTTTGAAGATTACAAAAAATTAAAAAACTTTGGTCCAGCTAGAACTTGGTGGATTAAACTTTCAGAAGAACTAGGTGTAGATCAAAAATATTGGAGAATTTTTGACCAATCTGAAAATGGTCTAATGGATTATCGTTTAATGGAATACATTAATGCTTTAATTGCTAAAGCACAAGATGAAAAAATGAAACCCGCTGGAAGACGTGAAATTGTTGCTGCAATTACTTATTTGACTCAATCAATTCGTCCTTCTTTCCGTACTGAAATTTTCAAGAAACTAGGTGACATTGAAGGACAAGACAATGTGCTAGGTGGAATTCAAAGAGTAAAATCTATTGGTGGTCTTGCTAATGTAGATAAGCGTATTCTTCCAAGGATTTAATAATGAAAAAAACATTTAAACAAATCATTAATGAAATCGAAGAAGATGAACCTTTATTTGATGTGAAAAATAAAGATGAAATGGAAGTTAATACTCCAGAAGAATTTGAAACACAAGGGAACACAGAAGAAAAGGGAGTAGAAGACCCTTCCTTTACTTTTGAGATTAATGGTAGTTTTAATTTTTCCCAATTAGAAAAATTCATGTCTGAAAACGAACAAGGTTTAGAAAACGAAAGTTATCATTTAGTTATTAACACTAAAGGTAAAGTTACTGATGAAGATTATGAAAACTTCATTAAGTATATTGAAGACAAAATGAACTTTCTTAACTTTGTAAAGTGAGGTAAACACAATGGACAATTTTAAAAGAATTTGGTTTGATTTATTGTTAGGTATTTTGGTAACTGTATTTTTCGTGAGTGGTTTTTACGAAAATTTCGCCCCTCCTATTCAACTTATTTGTTTGAAAATTGTTTTAGTGTCTATGGGATTTCTTCATGCTCATGTTATTGGTAAACTTTGTTTTCCAAAAGTTTATTGGAAAAACGATTTTCATCCTACTCATTTAGTAAGAATTTTACTCTATGTCGTGGTCATCTATGCTTATAGCCAGGGTGGTTAGTCTAACATTTTTTCTATTATTATTTCTTAGTAGTGTAAGTGCTGCAAATGTTATTAATAGATGTAGCACTTACACTCAAGAAGTAAGAACGGCTCATGCTTTTTACTTTGGGTTGGATTTCCCATGGTGGTATGGCGTAGCCCAATTACAAAAAGAATCCAATTGTAGGGATATTATTAGTCGTGATGGAGTGGGGAGTGAAGGTGCTCCCCAAATCACTTATAGGTGGTGGGCTGATAAGCTTTCTACTCAAGGTATTTTTGATGTTAAGACAAGAAAAAATCAACTAAGAGCACAAGCTTTTATCAATCATGATGCTTACAAAAAAACATTTAAATATGATAAAAAATTGTGGATTATGTTTCAAATTTATAATGGTGGAACTCTTGTTTTGCGGGAGATTGATAGAGCAGGAATCATAGATCATAGTGCAGCAAGAAGTAAATGTCAAAGAAAAAACATTACATTTAATAATGGACAAGTAAGAAATGCTTGCGATATAAATTATGAATATTCTGTTATTCTTTATAGATATGCTAATAACTATAGAGTTGGAAAAGATAATAATTCTTTTGAATTTTGGTAAGGATAATCAAAATGCCTAAAACATTACATGGTAAAAAAGTTCCAGAAAGATATTGGAAAGAAGCAAAAAAATTAGCTAGAGAACAAGGGTTCACTATTAAAGATGATAAAGATAAATTTTATCAATATGCTATGGGTATTGTTAAAAAAATGATGAAAGAATCTGTTGTTGCTGGTGATGTTTCTGTTCCAAATAAACCATTAGAAAAAGAAAATAAAAAACCTAAAAAATGGAATGAGATAATAGATGAAGACGATAAATAGTTGGAAGAGTATTTATAAAAACAAAGACAGAATAGAAATCAAATTTAGAATTGGTTATTTGACTATTTTTGAATTGTTTTTTGATTTGTCGGACAAAAAAGTACGATTAATGATTTTAAATCTAGGAATAGAGACAGGAAAATAATATGCCTTATTTAACAAATTCAGGGACAATTAGTGGTGGTGCGGTCGTATTTGACCGTTCAAAAGTTCTAGGTACTGGTAAAGGTGACAAGATGAATCTTTATCTTGATTTCGCTAGGTCCGGTTCTGAAACTGTCACTCTAAGTATTTCTGTTAAAAGTGAAGTCGTAGACAATTATCATTATGTTAGTTATTTAAATCCTACTAACAATGTGGTTACTATTCAACCTGTTGTTTTAAATGTTACTGGTAAATACATTGTTCCTATTAACATTGGTAAAGATGTAGAAATTATTAAAGTTGAACAAACAGGGTTGGTATCTTCAACTTTGTCTGTTGAATACGGACAAGATAATTTCTACGCATAACCCATTAATTAGATAAATAATAATAGAATTAAACCTATAGAGTTAAGGAGAAAAATATCGTGGCAATTTCTATGTCTCCAAGTGTAATCATCAAAGAAACGGACCTTTCTACTTCTGTTCCTCAACCTGCTAGTTCTATTACTGGTTGTGTTGGACAATTCAATAAAGGTCCATGTCTAGAACGTAAACTCATTACTAATGTTCGTTCTCTTGAATCTACTTTTGGTGTACCAACTGATGCTAATTATATTGATTGGTATGCTGCATGGAATGTTCTACAGTATAATCAACTTCTATATGTTGTTCGTGCTGCTGCTGATGACTGTCGTAACGCAGGACTAGGTATTGGTTCCACTATGACTATAAATGTTGATGTTAGTGATAGAAGAATCAATGACCAAGTAGAATTTGATGCAAACAATATCACTTTTAATACTGATGAAGTATTGAGAATTCTTGCCCGTTATCCTGGTGAATATGGTAATGAAATTCTCGTGTCTGTTTGTGATAATGTTAATTATACTACTCAAGTTGTCACTGGTAATTCTGTCATGGCAGATTATTTTGACAGACCCATGTTAGAACCAAATGAAATTGCTATTCTTGTCCATGATAAAGACCCTGCTGATCCTTCTCAGTATATTGTAGTAGAAAGATTTATTGTTTCTACTGACCCTTCCGCTAAGGATTTTAATGGGAATACCTTATGGGTTGGTGAACATATTAATCGTAATAGTAATTATATTGCTGCATATACTGACCAAAGTGTACCATTCCAAGTTGTAAGTTTTTCAACATTATCTTTAGTTGAAGGTGACGATGGTATTTTGGATAGTGGCGATTTTGATGCTTGTTATGATCTGTTTGCTAATCCAGAAGAATTTGATATTAATATTATTCTGGATAACCATAACACAAGTGTCTTTGGAACTTCCGCTTCTTTAGCAGTTTCTCAACAATATATCATTGATAATATTTGTGAAACTCGTAAAGATTGTGTTGCTATCCTTTCTCCTTTTAGGGGTGACGTTGTTGGTAATGCTGGTAATGAAGCTACCGACATGGTTAATTATTGTAACACTATTCTTAATCGTTCTAGTTCTTATGCTGCTCTTTATGGTAACTGGAAATACCAATATGATCGTTACAATGATAAATATCGTTGGATGCCTTTAAGTGGTGACGTTGCTGGTATTTATGCTAGAACTGATTTGACTAGAGAAGTGTGGTTTGCTCCTGCTGGTTTAAATCGTGGTCAAGTCAAAAATGTAGTGAAATTTGCTTTCAATCCAGATAAAGCAACTAGGGATATTATGCACAAGAACAGAGTAAATATTGTTACTGCTTTCCCTGGTGATGGTCCTGTTGTTTTTAGTCAATTGACTCTCTTGAGAAAACCAAGTGCATTTGGTGATATTGACGTAAGACGACTTTTCATCTATATGGAAAAAGCAATTTCTACTGCTAGTAAATATTTCTTGTTTGAGAAAAACACTCCTTTTACTCGTAGACAAATGTTTAATATGATTGATCCATTCCTTCGTGATATTCAAGGTCGTGAAGGTATCACTGATTATAGAGTGATTGTGGATGACTCAAACAATACTGGAGAAGTTATTGATAGAAATGAAATGATTGTTGATATTTACGTTAAACCAACACGTTCAATTTACTATTTACAACTTAATTTTATTAATACCAAAACTGGTGTTAATTTTGAAGAAATTATTCCACGTCAAGTTTAAGGAGCATAAATAACATGCCAAGTATTGCAGATTTCGTTGCTAAATTCCAACATGGTGCAAGATCAAACTTGTACCGTGTTGAAATCCCTGGTAGATTAAGCGAAGACACTAAGTTTTTCGTGAAAGCTGCCCAAATTCCAGCTAAGACTATTAATAAAATTGAAATGCGTTATCTCAATAATATTATTCCTGTAGCTGGAGAAACAGCAGTATTCCAAGACTGGACTGTTACTGTCGTCAATGATATTGATTATGGTATTCGTGGTGAATTAGAAACTTGGATGAACGCTATCAAACAAAATGATAGAACAACTGGCGCTACTAACCAAAATCAATACTATGGTCAAGCGTCTATTACACAACTTTTACAAGATGGTACTGATAGTAATATTGTATATGATTTCTATAATATTTGGCCTAGTGATATGACTACTATTGAATTAGGTTTTGATAACGTAGACACTGTTCAAGAATACACTGTCACTTTTGTTTATACTCACTGGTTAAAACGCTAAATAAAATTTCTTAAGATAAAGAAAAGCCCTAATGACTATAATGAAGAGTCATTAGGGCTTTTTTGTTATTCACCAAGAATGTATTTAAATGCGCTAACACTCTTTTTAGCAGATTTGGCTTTTTCCATTTCTTCTTTGACTCTTCCCACCATGTTTTCGTAAAGTTCTTGGTAGTTAGGTTTAGAAGGTTTGCGACCACGTTTTTCTTCGATCTTCCTACCATGTTTTTTTGAAAGAGTGTACCAATATACCTTTACACTACTTTCTTTTAGACTTGGAAGATTAGAAGCAAATTCTTTAATTGAATTACTTTTCCAAAAAATAGCTTCGATTTCAGAAATTTTGTTTTTCATTTTAAATTCTCCTTTGTTAAATTGTTTTGTCTCACTCACAAGAAAGATATTACCATTTGTTTTTAAAAAAGTCAATATGAAAATTCAAAAATCGAAGACAATAAATAATATAGAATAGAATATCATTTAAGGAGTTGTTAATGTTATCATATTTCCAGTATTTATTAGAAGTTTTTAGTAAAAAACAAAAAGAATTATTAATTACTAAATTTGGTAATGATAGTGAAAAGTATATTGACCAATTTGATGAATTACGTTCTAAGAATCGTAAGGAAGTCAAAGGTGTAGATATTCAACAATTTAAAGATGTTAACGAGTTAAAGAATTTTCTTGACAGTGTAGGAGCAAGTAAGTCAGAATTGATAAAAAAAGTTAAAGACACTGGTGTAGATTTAATATTTGAAAACGACAAAGTGTATGTGTACCACATTAAAACTAAGGAAGCAGCTTGTCAATACGGTAGCAACACTAAATGGTGCATTACCCAAAAAGATCAAACTTATTGGGAAGACTATATTGAACAAGATGTGACTTTTTATTTCATTATTAGTAAAAATCCTAGTGGTGATTCATTAGATAAAATTGCAGTTAATGTTTACCCTGCACAATTAACAAAACAAGATTTACCAGATAGTGATGATTGGTTTGTACTAGGTAAAAACATAATACAAATGTGGAACAACCAAGATGATAATATTAGTAGTAAATTTAATAGTATAACAAAACAATTAGGGATTCCAAGTAATATTTTTAAAGAAATAGAAGATACTAGCCCATTTGTAATAGTGAAAGATAAGAAGTTTCGTTATACAGAACAAGATGGTGTTAGAATTTACAAAGACATTAGTATTATTGGCATGACATTAACTAAAATCCCAAATTTTGGTGATAATTATATTGTCACTGGTAATTTTGATTGTAATGATAATCAATTGACTACTCTTGAAGGTAGTCCTAATAGTGTTGGTGGTTATTTTGATTGTAATAATAATCAATTGATAAGTCTTAAAGGTGCTCCTAATACTGTCAATGGTGATTTCTATTGTCATGAGAATCAATTGATTAATCTAAAAGGTGGTCCTAAAACTGTCAATGGTGATTTCTATTGTTCTATAGTGTTGGTGGTAGTTTTAATTGTTTTTATAATCAATTGACCAGTCTTGAAGGTAGTCCTAATAGTGTTGGTGGTAGTTTTAATTGTTCAGGTAACAAATTGACCAGTCTTGAAGGTAGTCCTAATAGTGTTGGTGGTAGTTTTAATTGTTCTCATAATAGATTGGTCACTCTTGAAGGTAGTCCTAATAGTGTTGGTGGTAGTTTTTATTGTTCTTATAATCAATTGACCAGTCTTGAAGGTGCTCCTAATACTGTTAATGGTGATTTT